TGAGTCTATGATGATGAGATCTACCTCTCCAGTGTTAATCATTTCCATTGCAATGTTGAAACCCTCTTCGCCACAGGCTGGTTGAGCTATCAACATTTTAGTGGTATCAACACCCAGAGCTTGGAAATAGTTCTTATCTACAGCATGCTCACCATCTATGTACAGTACAGTGCCTCCTTTCTTTTGACATTCTGCTGCTGCATGACCACAAATAGTTGACTTACCTGTACCCTCCCAACCCATCAGTTCGTATAAGCGTCCTTTTACAAAGCCACCCACACCTAATGTGATGTAATCAAACCCAATAGATCCTGTACTAATGATGTCATAATCACCACCAGTTTTGCTGTCTAGTGCAAGCACAGTGCCTACACCATACGTTTTGTTTAATTTGTCTAATGCTTCTTGGAATTTGCTCTTTGATTCAGAGCTTTCTTGTTTTGCTTTTGCCATATGTAGTTGTTGTTTAATGCACAAATATAACGATTTTCCCTATGAAAACCTAATTTTTCTTACAAAAAAAATAGCCCCAGTGTAGACACACCAGGGCTCTATTAATCACTGATTCTTTATGATATTTCACAAGCACCACCTGCACATGCAGCCACTTGACCAAACTCCACAGTGTCATCTAGTTCTGTCACTTTAGTGAGGTCTAATGCATGCAATGCGTTCAGCCTTGTGTTATATTCTTCTTCTGTGATGTCTTCAAAAGGAGCTTGCTTGTAAGTGTGTCCAAAATAAGGGAGAACACTTAGTCCGTTGTAAAATTGTCTATTGTCCCACATCCACTCTCCTGCAACAGGCCATTCTTCTGGCTTAAGAGAAATAGTGGCTGATACGTTATGTGTATTGTCTCCTATTAGATGACCTTCCTTGATCCATTCGATAGAAAACTTCTTAACACGTTCTAATGTGTCAAGAGGACTTTCTGTTCTGAATATAGATCCTTCAGGTGCCTTAACAGGAATGCGTACACATACAGTATCATGTGGTCTAAGTACATCATCCTCAACTAGTTCTGGATGATTTACCATTAGATAGCTAGCTATGTCCTCGTTTTTACCAAAACGCATAGTGCGTAAGTAGTAATCATTATGCCAAGCATGGATACCGCTAGCTGTTCCTAGAACAAGACTAGTTGTACCAGAGGGTTTGATACATGTTACGCGGGCTGCCTCATTAGTGCCAATCTGCTCGCTGATAATAGCGTTAGTCATCTTGGCTACACGGGCTGCAGCAGCTAAGTTGTATTTAAGGATTTCCCCTGATCCAATCCCAGTCATACCTATCCCAAGGAGGGCATCCTTCTGGGTGGTTTTAGACCATATAGGACGTAGATAGTGGAAATCTGTGAATCCAGCCTGCAGACTACCAAAGAAGGCAGCTGCTGTAACACGGTCATTCAGGTCTTCTTGACTAACGATATCACTTACATTCACCTCACACAGGTTACAGAACTGATAGGGTCTAAGGGCAATCTCACAACATGGGTTAGTTCCCCAGTCTAGATTATTGGTCCAGTAGATACCAGGCTCCCCAGATCCAGAAGCTTCAATGCGCTTCCAAAGGTCAAAGAACTCCTGAGCTACAACTTCTCCTCTTAGGAGCACAGCAGAGTTATTAGCTCTTCCACGTTGTTCGTTACACACCCACCAGCCTAACGTCCCATTATGTTCATATTGCTCTAAATCCCAGAACTTATTACTATTTAAATCAATGTGTATTGTTACATCTTTATAAACAATTCCACTCTGTTCAATTACCAAATTGTATTTAGTAATATCTTCTTCTAGTCCATTCTTTGAAGTGTACTTGGGATGCTCTTTTGACAATATTTTTGAAGAAACGTTAGATGACTTACATGTAATCATTTCCTCATCATCATGGCTAAACAGGGCAATCATGGCAGATCTACGGATACCACCAGCCAGTACACTGTTTGCAATGTGACACAGAATATCATGACAATCAATGGGTTTGAGCTGATTACCAGGCTCTATTCTGCTTAATACAGCCTCCACATGAGCCAGACATATCTTTAAAGGTTCTGGTCCAGGCGCTTTACCACCAGCTGTAATCAATCTAGCACCCTTTTTACGAATGGTTCTAAAGTCAAACTTAGGCATAAAACCACCCTCCAGATAGGCTTTCATAAGCACCTTTACAGCGTCTGCCCATCCCATGATGCTATCCTCAATCAGGTAGTTACGAGCTTTACCAGGCTTTGTAATAACAGGAAGCTGTGCAACGTGTTGTTTTTGAACACTATAGCCCACTCCTGTACCGCCCAGCAGCAAGAACATAGTCTCACTAAAACTATGTATACTATCTATAGGCAGATAGCAACAGTTGTAAATCCTTGAGTTATTCACCTCAGCAGCTGGTCCTGCAAACTGCAGGGCTCTCATGGAAGGAAGCACTTTCTTGTTTAAAATGAACTGAGAAGTCTCCTTAATCTGGCCTTCCAGCTTGGGATACTTCTTGACCATCATGCTCTCATACCTGGCTACAATCTCTTCCCAGGTCTCTCTGCGCTTTAATTCGGGTACATACTTTGCATACTTACTAAAAACTGTCAACTTACTTAGTGCGTCCAATCCTAAATCCATAACATTTTGTAATTTTAAGGGGTGAAAAATAAAGGGTGGCGAAGTTAAATCACCACCCTTTAAATTCCAAGACATTTGAAAAATTCTAACTAACTAACTTTCTTACAGCTTCACCTAGTTCCTTATTATCAAGATGCTTTATACAGAGAATTCTCATCTCCTGTTCTAACGTAAGAAGTTTTTCTAGGTAGAGGGTAGCATCCATAAGCTCCTCCTGAAGGTGTTTTAAGTAGATGTCCTTATTATTCTCCTGCAGGGTGGTGCCATATTTTTGATAACCTCTATCGCTGCGCTCAGTGTATTTACTCACCACTTGTTGTACTATCTGGTCCTTCATTGTTTTTGGTTTCTGATATAATAATGTTTAGTCTTTCATCAAGTATACGGAATGTACGTTCAACAGCAGCACCCTCAGCTTCTCTTCTAGAAGGATAGTATTGAATACTTTTAACATCTTCTACATCCCATGTAAATCCCTGGTCTGTGTATATAATGTTGATAATCAAGTTGTTGTCATCAAACACATCAAATAACACCCTTGGATTCTCTCCTAGAATCTTTGCTATTCTGTCATTGGACACACCCTGTTGACGCATAAACTCCTTAAACTCAGCGGGTACGCTCTGATCTTTGAAAGACTCTATCATTTTCCCCATGAACCAATCCCTTACAGCATCTGTAGCGTAGGGATATTTTTCTAATAGCTTATCCATTTTTGTTTAGTTTTTCGTTTCTAGTTGTCTCATCTAATTTAGTTTGCCAAAAGTAACGCTCATAGCTCATATCTTCAGACTCATTTAATCTGTTGAGCTCATCTGTTGCAAGCTTGTTTCTAGTCACTTGCATCTCGCAGAATATACGAAACTTTTCGTCTCCATAGGTTTTTCTTAGCACCTCTGCTATTTCATTATCAAACATACTCTTTTAGTTTTTCAATGTTAAGAATCTCATTCTCTGGAATAAATGCGTGCCACACCTCTTGATCATCATCAAATTCTACACCTAGCTTGTCCTCCCAGAATTTAATCAAATCTTCTGTTCTATTGAAGACACGATATTGCAAACTAATCTCATCTCGGTATAGTCCGTCCTTTTTTATTCTAGTCACCTTAGAAAACTGTTTTTGAAATTCATCAGATGTCTTAGAATATTTTCCTTGTTTTACTAGTTTAAAATCGTTTTTAAATTTGGGATCGAGTTGATAAACTACCACTACAAATCCATCTTTATAATCATAGTCATCAATAATAGATTTGGTACGCTCATATTCATTATCTAAGAACTCTTTGAATTTATATAAATGCTTAGGATGGAACAAGAGATAGATGCTGTTTTCATATTGCACTTCTCTGCTCCCATCCTTAATATAAGCATTAATAAATCCATTATTTTGGAGCTCACCCTTAGGTATTTTAAGGGTGGGCACCATAAATATTGTAGTGATTGTCTTTTTTACATCCATTCTTTTATCTAATGTTTACAAGGCCATTATTAATACTGTTTTCTCTGCTAATGTTCCAGATGTTGTTCTCCAGAGCCCATTTTAGGTCTGCAATAAGCTTGCCTACACCCGTATATTCTCTATTCTTGTGGGTGAAGCCATTGTATGCATCCTCAAGATCCTTATCGGAGAGTGTATAAATCAACGGATTGTAATAGTTGGTACTGTCACAAACAATAAAACGTGGAGGTTCTACACGATAGCCTCGTACATCCTCTGTGTTGTTCATGAAATGTAATGCTGCCTTATAGTACAATAGCGCCTGAATATATGCTCTGCGATACAGATAGTATTCTTCTAGGAAGTTCTCTACAGACCATGTACACTTGAGGTCATACACCTGTATTGTACATGCTTCATGATCAATCACCACCTTATCCATCATACTCTTAAACTCATGACCATCAAGTGTATATCCTTCTACCTGTAGCTGATTATGCACTGTGTAACGTGGACTATTCACTAAATTAATAACGTCCTTGGTTACAGGATTATTACGCAGCTCTTCTACAATCTTCTCAGCATTGCTCACATCCTCTGTAGTGACAACTGTCAGATTTTGACTTCTCACCTTACGGATTTCGTTATAGAAGATTTCTGCATCAGAACCTACAAACTTACCTATTACAGCGTCATATTTAATCTTGAATCCAGACTCTGCATACGCGTCCTTAGATATGTCCTCAAAGCTTCTGGTTACATTACCATTATCATCTGTAGCTTCTTTGGTAAACTTATACAAGCCCTCTACAAATGCTAGCATCAAAGATGTAGGAGCGCTTGCACAGGCAGACATATAGAACTTCTCATCAAAAAGCTCTGGCTCTAGTAGTAGCGTCTCTACCACTCTACCTGTTGTAGCTGCTTGGGTGTCTTTATCCTCTATATTCTCACCCAAAATATACTTACGATAGTATTTCTTTCTGTCCATGCTGAATTCCTTCAAGCTGGACGAACTATCGATTGACTTAGCTCGATAGTTAGCTTCTGTTTTTACTTGTCCTTTAATCATTTTCTGAATTTTTCTGGTGGTTTAATTTCTCCCCCATCCATCTTATTGGGGTAGACATAAATGTCATCATCATAGAAGTTTCTAACAGACCCATCAACATATGATACCACCTTCCAAACTGTATTAACGTCTGGTCCGTAGTCTATCCAAGCAATAGCTTTACCATATCCTAAGGGTGTTTCAACATCAATTGGGTTGGGAAGTTGTAACATATTCATTTCTCTGTCTGTTTAAAAGCTTCAATAATTGAATTGTACATAGCTCTCACCTCTCTGGGCACACGGGCAAAGAACCATCTCACCTCTTGAGCATATTCATTCCCTCTTGGGTCTACACCCTGAGGATCAATAAGCCAAAAGTAATGACGTTCTCCTTTAGATTCAATGTATCCCTCGTGCCACACTTCTGTAAAGGAAGGCTCCTTGTTAATAACAATTTGATTTACTTCTTCTGACATAGTTTTTCTTGTTTAGTTTTTTCATCGTGACATTTCTCACATAGCACCTGCAGATTCTCCTTTTCACAGAACAAGCGTTCTACAAATCCTGGGAGGTCTGCTGCACAGTTGAGACTGCCTGCTGGATGAATGTGATCAACATTGATTTTCTTTTCTTGGAACCATTTCTCGCATTGTTTGCATTGGTATTCAAATTTCTGCCTCTTATTAGGACCTTTGTAGGCTCTACGGGCTTCATATTTGCATTGCAATATAGGTTTCCACCATCTGCTCTTCTGCCTAAGGGCACTACGAATGAAGGACCAGAACGCTGATTCTGTCATAGTTCCAGCGTTTCTAGGCTTAGCCACTCTTGGTTTCCTAGGCTTTCGTTTCTTCTTGATTGTCATATAGTTATAATAAGGGAATGTCACTAAATTACGAAAAATAGTGACATTCCCAAAATTATTAATCAAGAGCAACGATGCGCTTGCTGATTTCGTTCTTCATCTCATCCAAAGATGCAACAATGTTCTCGATGTCTCTTGTGGATATATGAGGCATGTTGAATTCATGCTTCTTGCTCTCTGCTACGAAACCATCTTTTGCTTTCTCTGTCAGACCCTCTAGCTCACGGACAGCATAGCTATCATCAAGCTGCAGCGTGTCAAAGTCCAGATCATGCAAAATAGATGTTGCTTCTTCAGTAGGAACAGTCATGATGGGGAGATATTCCCAGCATCTGCCTTTTGATTCACCAATACCTACCACCTTCATTGGGTTAATAAGGACCAACACAGACTGGTCACCACATCCTACATAATGAATCTCATCAGATGTGAAGTGTAAACCCTCAGCACCACAATCGTCTGTATTCCAACGACATGCTGCAGGGTTCATATTTACAGGTCTACCTACACGAATGTCAAAGGTTTTTGTGTGAGCATCTGTAAATCTGTTCTCGCTTCTGTTAGGCAGGTCCAAATAGAGCTGTGTCAGGTTACCAATCAGTTCACCTAGGTCAGTTCTCTTTACGGTGATTTCTTCATCATCAGATGTAACATAGTCTTCAATATCCTCATCATAATACTCTTCACCTTCTACTGTTTCTGTAGTGTATGTATCATCTATGTGGATGAAAGAATAAACACCATCCTTGAGATACACCTCATATTGGTCTGGGCTCTTCTTCCACACAGCCTTCACCTTGATGTAGGCATTAGATACAAACTGTACAAGCTCTGGAGAACCATGCAGTGTTACAACGTTTCTAAGCGCTGCAAAGAAGCCCTGCTTGGTAATCTTGAACGCGTTCTTCTTCAGGAAGTTATAAAGCTTGTCTGCCACCTCTGCACGAGGATTTAGACAGCACCACATAAAGAAGCGCTTCAGGGACTGAAACTCCTCATCATTAGCCAGTGCATAGCGATTGAATCTGTTTCTAGATGCAATAACAACAAACTCTTCTACCAATAATTGTGGCAGAGAGCGGTCAATACCTGTTAGATAGACAGAACCGCCTTTTAGTTCAAAGTCATCTAGCTGAGTGAGCTGTTGGATGCCATCTCTAAGAGCCTTATTTCTAGCCAGCTCTGCTTCTTCTTTCCTTCTTTCTGCTACAACCTCCTGATTAGCAACTAGATCAAGTAGTTGTTGCTCTGTGGATGCATTACGAGCATAAATAAAATCATCATTAGTGGCACCAGGCTTACTGATAATAGACCCGTCATTCAGAACAATAGTGAGCATGTCATTCACCAGTTTGATATTCTTGTAAGGCTTTGACAGCTGATTGACTATTGAACTGTAGGGCACATAATTAGAAGTTACACTTACATTTTGTGGTAATACAGGAACTGAAGGACCATCTAGTCTCTCCAATTGTCTTTGTAACTCCTTCACCTTAATGTCATGCTTGAGATCATCGATCTCTTGTTGTTTTCTTGATTTAAACCAGTTTAAGCTGAAAATACTCATTTGATTGTGTTTTAAAAATTTAATAAAAGGGGGATTTTTAGTCCCCCTTTTTTGTTTAATCTTGTTGTACCAATTGTTCAACAGTTTCCGATGTTAGCGTCTCCTCTAAAGGGAGGTCTTCATTGAAGCGTATTCTGTAGTTCTTCCAATCTATTCTATGCTTGTGATACTTGAATAGATCCTTAAGGGCTGTGAGTAGTGGCTTTTCACTATCAAGATCTCCATAATAGCGAATATTGCTCATCATTGCATCTAGGAACGGAAGCTTCTTGCAGATGTTCTCTATTTCTACAGCAGTGGAATACATAGATAGGTCAAATGCTTTATTCTCTTTTGCATGTTCTATAATGGTGTCTCTTATGTCATCATCCAGGCTTCTGAAATTAACATTTCTATAATTAGTAAGACTTACCACCTTGTCATGCAGATCTGTAGAAATAGGTTGAAGTGCTTCTACATTACGGAATACATATTTGTAATCATCCGTAAGCTTATCAATAAAGCATGCTGTTGCTATCCGTTGGAACTTTTTATTCTTTCCTTCCATAAATTTACTAAATGACATTAGGTTATGTAATTCTATCTTCTCTACGAGCTTGAGTTCACGCTCACTAAGAACTGCTAGTTCAATCTTAAGACTTCTTGTAGGCCTGAACCACTTATCCATCTTATCCATATCCTCCTGCTTACCATAGATGAGGAGAAACGGATTCTGGTGGAACTTAGCCATATCATAGGTCTTACTAACCCACTTACAGTTCTTACCGTCCACCCAGCGCTCTAGATCTACAGCCTGCTTACATATCATCTCGCCCTTTAGCTTCACTCTACGAGGACCACTAGCAACACCTGTACCCTTGATTTGACCAGTGCTGATGCGCTGTTTCTTTCTAGCATCAATAAAGCTTTGTGGTACTTCCAGTGTATCAATGTTCACAAACTGGCTGGTATAGCCATTTATGATGGATTGAAACTCCTGGATTCTTTGTCTCCACTCACTCTTTGGATGCTTACCCAGCTTGAGCATAGTGTAATAATTGTCATAATCACCTCTACCATTCTTGCTGCGTAAGGGGAAACTCCTAGATTTTCTTACAATCAGGCTGTCTGTGTACTTGTCAGGCTGTATGCTCTTTAGATAGTCTTTCTTGAGTCCAGAAATCTTATCTCCTTCATACACATAGACTGTGCGGCTGAGCTTTTTGATGGATGTTGCTCCATAATAGCGTTTAGCTTCCCTCATGGTTTTACCATTCACATAAAACTTAGCATCATACTCACCAAGCATATACTCCTGCAGTCTCACCAACTGTTGCATATCAAGTAGATTGATACCCTTGAGTTTAGGAGCTGCAATGTCTATTGTAGCAAACTTAGACAGAGGATGTACATCCCAGCTAGAGTTACCCACCTTCAGATAACGATAATCGCTATCAAAATAGTCAATGATAGTCTTCAGATCTGCAGTTTCCTTCACCGTCTCATTGTATTTCTCAATGAAATAGTTAGAAGCTTGTTGTAAACGCTTGAGAATCACAGCCTTGGCCTCTTGTGTATATCGGATGGATTCCCTGTTTGGTGTAGGAAATATACCATCTGTCAAACTAAATCTAAGAGCCACTGGAAGACGAAGTGTATCAATTCCCAGCTTTTCAAAGTCAATAGGATAATAGACATTATCCAGACAGATGTGCAGATAATTATTACTAGCAAGCTCCGAAAATTGGAAGAATTCATGGCGTGTGATTACAAAGTCATTATTAATCTCTGGTACGTCAAAATAAACGCTCTCAAAATAGGCAAGCTGCTCTTTAATCTTACGAATAAAGGTGTGCTTGTCATAGGGTTTAAGAGGCACAATCACCTTGACACCATTAGGCTGATCTGTGGGTGCTTCATAAAGAAGATCGATGGTATTAACATCTTCACCCTCGTACATCATATACTTACGTTCCATTCCATCCTTACGACAGACAAAATAGAAGCTTGAGCTGTACGCTAGCGGGGCTTTGAAACCTAGCCCCATCATACCTAATTCTGTAGCGCTGTTACGCTTAGTAGACTTACCATACTTGCTGATAATATTCTTTACGTCATCAGCATCTAGTCCTGTACCGAAGTCCTCTACAGAGAACTCATAGTTATCCTCTTTGTTGATTGTGAGAGACACCACAATAGGCTTATCAACACCAGCCCTGCGGTGAGAATCTAGTGCATTAGATGCACACTCCCTGATAGTAGAACCAATATCATCTGAATACAAGTTCTTACTCAACATCTGCATTAAAATCTGTGCTGAGTCTAGGTCAAGGGACATCCCAATGGATTCTTGTGATTCACCCTCTTGGTGAACCATTGATTCTTTCTGTTTTTCTAAAATCATGGTTGTAGGAATTTAATTCTGATTAGTGCTTCTTTTGATTTGTTGTATTTTGCTAGTTGCTCTGGATGTGTAAATAGCTCATCTGGATTACCTGGCTTCAGGATTCTGCTTTCATAATAGACATTAAGAAAGTTTTTGTAAAAGCATTTGGAGTTGAATCCTTTCTGCTTTTTAAACCTCTCAGCTACCCATGATCGTATTGGTTCTCCTTTTTCATACTGCTCATAGTCTTCCAAAGCACTTCCAGGACTCCATATGCTGTAATAATGTAATGTAGACCCATATCTACCCTGTCCACAATACCAGCCATAATCTAATCGACCGCCTGAGGCAATCACAATAAAGTCACCCACATTTAGGGTGAGGTTTTCTCCAACTTTTAAAGGTTTCATTAGTCTTCTCTTTTAATTAACCAAATGTTTCTGTGATTGAGATCTACAAACTTCTCAACTGTGTAGTTGTCTGACGCAGTATATTCTTTTGTAGTCCATGTGCGTGTGGTTCCATTCCAGTTGTTAACATAAGATTTTTCTATCATGGCCACCTTACACTTCACTGATTTGTAATACACTTTGTTGTTTAGTCTGTACGGAGGTTGTACCTTCTTTTGTGCCACGGGTCTAATCACCTTAGCCCTGGCAATAGTTCCCTGTACAGAATAGAGGAACTCATCCCCTAGCTGGAGATCTGCTACTGTCATTTCCATAAATAATTGATTTTAACTTACATCTAGCCAGTTAATGTCTAGATTGTTGTTTTGTTTAACTATCTGGCTCACTTTCTTAAACACACCCTCTGTATCCCAGTCTGTATTCTTGTATGATGCACTGGCGGGGTGTGATACTGTGAATGTCCATGTAAAGGGAGCTACATAACGCTCGCATTTAGCTGCATCTTTCCCAAGGAAGATGATTGGAGCGCCTGTTGTATCTAACACATTCTCAAATAGATATTTGATGAATGGTTCCCAAATGGCATTGTGTGAGCCTGCTTTGTTAGCTTCTACGGTGAGTGCTGCGTTAAGCATAAGCACTCCCTGGTTAGCTAGATAGCTAACATCTGGATTCTTATTCATTTTGAGATTGAGCCCATCGTGGAACTCTTTCTCCAAAGCATCGTAAAACTTATCTAATGAAGGCTGTGGATATCCTGTTGTGGAGCAACCCATCAGCAAACCGTCTGCTACAGGTTCTCCATTCTTAAATGTATGATAGGGACACATCCCCACCATAATAGCCTTGATGTCTGTAAACTTAGTTTCTCTAAACGCTCTAAAAACGTTAGAAGAGAGAGGGGCAATCTTCTTGCCCCTCTTTGCTTCCTTTTTGAGAAACTCATAGATAGTGTCACAAGCTTCACTCTCAATGAATGGTTTCATTTTGATGTGCCAGCTTTCGTCAAACTGGTCTGCGAATTTCTCCCAATTCATATTAAAATTGCATTTCTAATTGTTCTAAGGCTCCTGGTTCAGGCACTTCTACACTAATCTGTGTAGGAGATACAATTATACCAGATGCATTAACAAAGAACGAGTGTGCGTTAATGTGGTTTTTCATCCAAAGGCTTGGATGCACTTCCTTCATAGCATACGTGGTGTGCTGATAGAGTTCCCACATGCTGTTAGGTGCACCATAATCAAATGTTGGAGCTTCCATTTCTCTGCGAATAATGTTGAGCTGTGTGCTCTCGATGATGTTCTCTTCAACAATCATTCTACCAATCAACTCAGCTGTTGTACGCTTAGTGAGCTCAATGGTTTTCATTCTCTCACGCTCTTGTTGCATCTTTTGGAACGCCTCACCTGCTCTTTTGATATATTCTGTAATAGCTGTGGGTGTGAATGTTTGGATTTCTCCTTGATGCTTCTTTCTAAAAGCACCATAATCACCTGATACACAACCATTTTGGCAAATGAATATGCGTGTACCAATAGCAAACTTCAGGCTCAAGCTCTTGTCATAGCTATTCTGCCAACCAATTTGTAGCTGCATTTCGCTATCTGCTACATTGGTAATGGTATATCTACCGTTTGCTACATTACCATTCTTAGCTGCTGTGTAAGTCTCATCACCTAGTTCAAACCCTGCTTGGTGTATGCTTTCCAGGGTGAGATCCATGAGTTGTTGATGAGTTACAGGCTTGTAAGTCCTGGTTTCTACAGGCACAGCGGCCTGTGTTAAAATACTTCTTGCTGATACGTAGGAAGTTTTGTTTTCCATGTTGTTTGTTTTAAAAATCGTGTAATCCTTTTTGTCTTAAATAGTTTTCTACGGGATAATACCCATAAGCTTTTACTAGGTCAGCCCAATCCTTGATTCCTTCAGATAGATACTTTCGTGGAACATTTACGTACTCAAAGTTAAACAGTTCTGTAATCTGCTTAGAGTTGTGTACACCTGTCTCATCGCTATCAAAGCTTAGGATTTGTCTATCAGAGTTGGCTTTTAGATATTCTACATTCCCATCAGAGAAACATCCTAGTCCCTCGTTTTGGACAGCACAACAGCAAGGAAACACCTTTTTCATCACCATATAGTCTTTCTTACTCTTGTTGATGAAGGCTATCTTGCAATTGGAGATATCCTCTTTACCATCCATTGCTGTAATAGGGACATTATTAGGCACCCATTTGCTCTTTTTATCAGCAAACGGACGGTAGATCTTCCAGCATCCATCATAATAATAGCCAAACCTAAGGTCTGTATCCTTTAAAGGAAACAGCTGTTTGTTCAGATAGAGTTTCTTAATAGCATAGACATTGTTAGCTCTAAGGTCATCTAGGCTCTGGTGATAATCATTCCAATAAGCTAGCTCCTCATTAGTGAACTTACGCGTAATCACCTGAATCAGGGAATAGCGCTTACCCACCTCTTCGGGCTGCTTATATGCCTTGGTAATTACTTTGTAATCACCTGTGGCTGTATTAGGCAGAAATCCCAGTCCAAAGTCTCTATCTATCATCCTTAGGACATCATCCATAGTGGATAGGTTGTGTAGGAGCTTGACGAATGTAAAGCAGTCCCCACGTCTACTAGTGTCCGCAAAGTCTATAAACGATAGAAACCCCTTTCTATTACCTATCAGAAAGGATGGATTGTTTTCCTGTCTAAATGGAGAGAATGTAGCCTGATTGATTTTCCAACCCTTTTCAGGCATGTAGAACCTAAATATGTCATACTCTGAGATCTTCTGAAGAACAGCTTGAGGAGTGAGCCTAATCCTTCTTTCACCTGTAATCATTTGTAGTCAATATACTGTTTTACTTCTTGAATGTCTGAATCTGTAAGGATGTTTATTCTATTTTTGATAACAAAGCGCTCATCGTTTAGATGATAGACAGCTCTGGCTAGTTCAATAAACCTATCACCAAAATCTCTGTCCTTTTCAAGCTTTCTTATCTCATCTTCTACATTCCAAAGCTGTTGGTTTACCCCTATAAGGTCTTCATACAACCTAGCTATAGTATCAATACCAATGAAAGGTCCCACCTTTGGAAGAAGGGCATCCATTTCATGCTGCACCTTTGTAAGCTTATCAGCACTCACCTTAGAACGTTTGATTTGTAGGATGGTGTATTTATCAACAAGCTCACCTACACTAACGGGAATTGTTATCATAGAATAAAAAATAAAGCCCCCACCAGATTGCTCTGATGAGGGCTGTTAGGGGAATGGAATTTAGAAATCACTACCGTCATCAGACAATGTCTTGTCAGAAGCTACCAGATTATCATCTGGGTTATACTCCTGCAAGTCACGCAGAGTGTAATAGTCTTTACAACCATACTCTCCTGTAACATTCACTACAAAGCGCTCGTGAGGCTTGAGGTCCTTAGACTTCTTAGCACGCAAACCACTTTGTACTGTGGGATCATTGTAATTGATAAGGCGGAAGTTTTTCAGATAATAGGCAGGCAGGAATGCTTTATTGTAAATGCTCTGATATTCTTTGTTCTCACCATCTTTTTGCTTGACAGTGATAGTTGCTAGAGCTGCTACATTTGTGCAATAGGCACCATCCACCTGAGATTTCAGGTCCTTCAGGTTACCTTTCATCAGCTTCTTCCACTCAAGCTGCAGAACAGTGGATTCTTTAGAATAATCCAACTCACCCAACCATGTGCGAAGGAACTCATACAGTTCTTCTTCACCCACAAATGCTACGCGGTGGTCACGCTTGGCAAACCACTCAGCAAGATTGTTTGGATCATCAGCCCAGGCACATCTACCAATGTTATTGATATACTGCTTTTTGCTGCCATCCTTGTTCTCACGCTCTTTGTCCTCTAAGAAGAAGGTCACCTTGAATTTGTCTTTCTTTTTCACTTCCTCCAGCCAGATATCTACACGCAAGAAGGTGTTACCATCTCTGCTTGTACCTAGATACTCTGTTAGTTTGCTGTCTTCAGGAAGTTCAATGTCTAACACTTCTTTGAACTCTTCTGTTGTTGGATTGATAGCTACTACTCGTGCTTCAAATAGCCCCACCTTTTTACTAATCTCGGGAAGGGCTTGTCTTTCTCTTTTGTCTCCTTGAATCATTGTGCTTTGTTTTTATTTGTGATTTAATTATAATACGCTTTCACTGTATCCACTACCAACTGTAAGTTGTTAGGGATTTTGACATCTGCAAACATACCATCTGGGCTCTTTGCAGGCATCTTTTTAAACCTGTTGGTGATGAAATGATAGCTAGCTGTGCCATCTTTGTTCTCATCAACATACGTGTATAAACATACAGTCATAAGTCCTTCCAGTAACACCTGATTATCAATCAGCTTACCAGCGGTCTTAATCTTATATCCTACAATATCACCACCATCCTCAATAGTTTCTGGGTGTGTAAGGTAGAACACTGTAATGTCTTCACGAAGTTTGCGGGATTCTCTGAATAAGTCCACCATGTCTTTAGCCATCAAGCTAAATTTAGTGTAGCCCACTTCTGTGGCCTTTGACACAATGTTGAATCCCATGATGTAATTGCTGTCCTCAATAACGATATTCTTGATGTGAGGAGCTTTGTCTGAGATGGTCCTGAGCAAACGTGTAATTTCATTTGCATCATCCACCTCCTTGTAATTCTTGTTCTCTGTGTTGTACAGTTTCTCTGAGCCTTTGAACGGAAGTTCTTTCTTTGCTACATTGATGATGTACGTTTCTTTTGGATCTAGGTGTTTAATAGCTGTGGATTTTCCTGTGCCTGTTTGACCTACAATTCCGATTAGTTTACTTGCCATGTGCTTTAAGGGTTTATTGTGATTTAATAGCTATAAAGATAAGGAATTCCTTTGAGAAAACCAAATTTTTTAACCAAAATATGTAGGACACCAGTCACTTTTTTTACACCCTTTTAGGTCTCTTAGAGACGCTGGATATTTCTTTCTAAAGAGGCTAATTGCTTCTTTCATGTTATAGAAATAGTAGGTTTGCGTAACATATTCTCCTGTAAAAAGACGGGTCCATATCATAATAGCACCAGTCTTAGGATGTCTGCATAATCTCATGTAAACTTAATTTTAGATTTATCAAAGAATTCTAGCGCTTTTTTGAGCCACTTTGCTTCAACATCCTCATCAGAGCACACAATGTAAATCTGGGCTCTCTTATTAGGATTGTTATACTCCATAGCCATACATCGATTAATCTTCTGAGCGAGGTTTTCTGCATTGCTGTCAAAATAGTTAATGATAACACGATTCAGTGGTTTGTATGTCACACCCGTATTACCAATTTTTACAACAGCTAGGTGTTTACCCTTACCTGTTACAAAGTCATCAAATATCTGCTTCTCTTCCTTCTTGCTGTGATAGGATGGAATGCCCAGTTGGTCAGCTATTTTGGTAACACCACAGAAAACTAACACTCGTTCATCTTTATGCTTTTTGAGTAGTTCCCTGGTCTTCTCCATTTTAGCCACACTATTCTGTATAATGCGCATCCTTGCAAGTCTAAGAAACATGGTGGATTTACCCTGTGCCTCAAGACTGTTTATCACCCAGCCATAAGCCTCAAATTGAGCTTTTTCAGTGCGCACCTTCCCTTTATAGTTGTTTTTACGCTTATTATCTAAAGGAACACGGACCACCGTGATTTCATAGTCTACAATAACCCCCTCTTCTATAGCTTTTTCCATAGAATAAGTGGCTACAACAGGCAAATCTAGCTCTTCTGCTAGCGTACGCTCTGTCCAGGTGGTCATGGTACCTGTGAGTCCTAGGACATTGATGTTTATCTCTAGGAGCTCTTTAGCAGCCTCTATTTGAGCCTCAGACAGCAGGTGTATTTCATCTATCACCACAAGGTCATACAGATTCTCTGTATACTTCTTTAGGCTCAGGTGAGTGGTGTATGTGACATTGCTGTCATCATACCCACGCTTTGCAAAATCATCCTTCCAGCTTTGCTTAATCTTGTTATCTGGATAGGCAATAAGAATGCTCTTTGGTCTCAGCTTCTCAATTATATTGATGGTGGTGTAAATCTTGCCAAATCTAGGGCATAGATTAAGTATACCATGTTTACCGCTGTTTATCCAAATTTTAGCAAACTCCTTCTGTCTTTCATCTCTAATTGTCATTGATTATAGTTGTTACGGACCAAAATAACCATTCAATACTCACTGCATAATATGCTCCATCAAACTCACGGTTTCTTAGAACAGTGATAGTTGGAAATAGCACAACCTGCCAAAACACATCACCTTTCGTAGGAACTGTGCTAAATAATTTAATACTCATATGTTTTTATTTGTTTAGAAAAAAGGACTTGTTCACCACTGCCTCATAATCAGCGTCTGTCATATCCTTACGTCTGGGCAGCTCTTTGAACATGCCTATCTGGCCCATAAAGCCTAGGCCTATTCTTACATCATCTTCACCATAACTATTCTTTATGAGGCGAAGATTTCTGAAATACTTAGCACCAAATTCATCCTTTAGCTTCTCTAGGTTGTAACCACTAGGGTCAGCCACCTTGTAGCGCATAGGATCAAATAGAGCTAGTACAACGTCTGAATCATTTTGTGTACTGGATGATTCTGCAAAATCCTCGAGCTGAGGCTCTACATCACCATTCTTTATTCTTATAGGATTACTAATGTCACGGTTGAACTGACTAACAACAACAGGCGTATATCCATAAAAGTCACGAGCAAATCTAAGCTCATCTGACATTTTATCTATAGCTTGCTTTTTAGTGGAATGGTCCTTGGTGGTCTTTAGTAGGCCTATGTGATCAATAACAACAATAGTTATTTCACTTTCATCATTAGGGAAATAGCGCTTGTTATACTCATCAATCTGCTCAATACGTCCATGTTTAACAGCATGCGCTTTTAGTTCCTTGGCTATACCTACAGGATTCTCTGGTCCATCAATAATAGTGATGACATCATCCATCCTATTCATATAGTCTTCATACATCAGGAACAGATCGTGCTCATCATGGCTCATCTTCTCTGTCCAGCCCAAGAGCTTAGGAACGGGAATAATTACACCATGGTCTAGAAATATCTTTCTACCAACCCATTTGGCTAGTTTATAGGTTCTAGAACGCTCCATTGAACGATATATGATGCGTAGCTTGATTCCTGGGTCTTTCTGACTGATATACCAGTCAAATGGATTGAGCACGAATGCATCATCTATGAAGGATGTCTTACCAGAGCCTGTCAAACCACCCACAAGAAAGTACATGCTCTTACGGATGCCAATGTACCTATTGAGCCTATCAAAGCCCATAGGAATGCCTCCATTTCTGCCATCAAGGCCTAGCTGCACCTCCTGTTTTAGTTGATCAAAGCTCATAAGCTTGCTTCTTTGTTTTCAGTGTTTTTCAATTGTGGCGAAATAAACTCTTGGTTCAAGTGTCCACACTTTCTGCACATAAACACTGGAATCTGAATAATTGTGTCCTGAGATGTTCCTGTTACAAAACGAGATGCCTTACGAAGCATCAATGCATTTATGAATACATCACTTTGACAGCTTTCACATACCACTGGAATAGTTTGTTCTAGTGGGATGTTTAAGTTAATTGGTGGTTGTGGGTTCATATGTCTGTACCTCCTACAATTTTAGGTGCCTGTTCAACCTTAGCACCGTCTTTAATTAGTTCAATAAATGGTTCATAGCTACGCTGATTCAGATAGGTGAGACTGTTTTGCATGTAAGTGAGCCTATTGGTCCCACTCTTTACAGAACTTTCTTTCTTCTGTAACACGTCAAACTTCAGTGCTTCTATTAGTTCAGCTGCTGTATACTCACCCTCAAGAAGGATTTTATCAAACTTCAGTCTGCATTCATCCTTGTTTTGTCTCAAGCTTCTTGCACCTGTAAAGCTCTTTCCTCCATGCTTGAAGGTATCTGTGCCTGGATATGCTTTCCACCACTCTTCAAACTCTGTGGTTGCAGGCTTCTTTCTTACAATCTTTTTAGATTCTTTAGTGTCAATAAACTTAATGAGCTCTTTACCAATAGTAGTTAGTTTCTCTTCTGCTTCTGTTATAAGCCCCTTTCTCACTAAAGTCTGACGAAGTGCAGCAATTTTCACACTCTCTTCACAAAGAGATGTGATGTCATGTTGCTCCTCAATCAGCTTTAGTAAGAAAATAAGGTCAAGAGAATAACTCTTCTTGATCAGCTCTTCAAAATGGTAGGGTGTTAACTTCAGGTTCATTATCTTGCTTGGGTTCAGGAAGTGGTGTTAGAAGCGTAATCTTTGCAGGCAGGCGAGATTCTTCTTCATTAATCTCCTGCATTATTCTTTGTTGTTCTTCCAGCAAATATACAGAATCTTTCAGTGCTTCCCGCTCAAAGTCATCAGGAAATTTTTGCAAGTTTTCCATAGCGATAGTGTTTGTCACAACCCCACTTCATCCATGTTACGAATGACGGGAACCTGTTACGGTTTCTGTTGTAGTTCTTTGATAAAATCCTTAGCTTCTTGTTGCGTACGTTTCCTGTATCCAGGTTTATCCACTCTTTTCTCATATGTTCTTATTCTTTTTCTTGAAAAATGTGCTTTTGCTACAAGCATTTCTCTATAGGTGTACAAAGCAGCGTGATGTTTTCTCACCTCTTTGTGTGGCCAAGGTTCTCCACATATAATTATGTAGTTGTAATAAACCTCACCTGTCTCATCCATCAGATGATACAGATAATCAGCAGGATGCCCATCCATAGAATTCCCATTCTCCTTCACATTCATCTTTTGCTTTTTTATAAATGATTTTTGCTACAGTGGTGTCTCCTTTTTCAAGTCTTTTTTCCATCTTTACACGACTTGGTTTACCAGTCTTCTCTGTGTAAGCTCTAGCTTTTTTAACAGCCTCGCCTTTAGTCAAGAAAGATCCAACATGGATATCAGCGTCAACAGTGTAATACAACACCCACTTTTTGGTACCAGCAGTAACAATGTGCTCCACCTGTGTCTTAATTTTATTCTTGTTGCCCTTTGGTTCTCTAGTGCATATGCATTCAGCCCCTTGGAACTTAGTGAGTTTATCTAGGCGCTCTTCTATGAAGTTATACTTAGGAAGACCGCTAGCCTTATACTTAGCTGTAGCATCTGAGAATCCTGGTGTAGCATTAATTGCTCCAGAATATCCTTGTTGATGTCCATATTCATCATCAGCTGCTTCTACAGCTCTGTCATATGCTTCTTTAGCAGACATACCTCTGCTTCTAACAGTAAACTGTTGTGATCCCATAAAATTTGTTTTTAAAAGTCTCCTTCTGTGTGATTCTTGTTATCGTCCCAACATGATAGAGTTGGGTCATCAAATGTATCATTTTCATCCTCCATAACAGGAGAACGATAGAGTTCATATGCTATCCAGCCTGCAATAGACAGGCTTATAGTCAAAATAATCCAGAACATGGGTTAGTCTTTTAAGCGAAGACCATACTGGAGGTTAAACCAGTCAAATGTCTCCTCCGCTTTTCGTTTATTAAATTTAAATACCTTACGAAGCAGAGGGATTGCATATGCTTTGAAGAGTTCAAACTGTGTTGTTGTCATGGTCCATTGGTGATACCAATCTTCCAGCTCACGAGCTTGCTCTATTGTTTTGCCCACCATGTTTAGCTGATATTCAATGAGATGTGTTGTTATGTTTGTCCTATTAATAGGCTCTTTAGGAAGAGGAAAGAATCTGCTAAGCTTTACTTGCTCAGCAAACTCTTTCTTATCCCACACCTCAACGTGAGGACGGTCCTCTATGAATGACAGCTTTATGATGTCTCCCTTGATATAGCTAATGAAGCAAGGAGTTCCTATGTAGTCCTTAAACTTGTCTCCTTTCTTGATATTCATTACCAAAGTGTTAGTTGGTTAGGATTTACAACTATCTTCTTTGCTTTACCCTCTGTCTCAATCTTCCTAATAAGCTTCTCAGCACGCTCGATGTAATAGGCATAATTGATGTTGTCTAGAGGATGGTTCTTATCAAGTTTATTGCATACAGTGGCTAGCCACTCACCAGCTTCCACTTGGGAAACAGCTGCAGCACCACTGTCACTATCCTCATTCTTGATTTTCAGGAGCTTCTCTCCAGTGTTGGAGATATAATAACGAATCAGCTTATTGTACACAGTTTTAACACCCGTGGACCTATCTATTCCTTCGTAGTGGAAGTCTTTGGATGCTTTCTGTCTGAGACAGAAGTCAAAGATAACACTATGACTGCGAATAGTAGTAGCAACAGGTATATTATGAACAAAATATTGTTCGAGAGCCATTGGTACAATCCTAGCTGACTTGTTCTTATGAAGCTCGAAATCCGTGAGGAAATCACCTTTCTTCTTGATTTCTCCATCTGTTTTTATCGCAAGATAGTCATTTACCGTGGAAAATATTATTCTTTGATAATCAGCCCTTTCTAGCTCATATTGTGTAAGCTCACTCCACCAGCTGTTAATCTCGTGCATTTTGTCTATTAGATCCTTTTTAATCCTAATAGTGACACCATCAGTGTTTGCACTTATTACGTTAATACCAGCCAGTTCATAAGCTTCTATGAGCATCATTAGGCTAAGTTCACCTGTAATGGTGGTGAACATAGTGAGCTGCCTATCATAAATCCAGTTCTGTATGTCAGAGCTCTTACCGTAAACAGAGTTTACAGCAAGCTTTAGTGCTCCTACAATACCCTTGATTTTCTTGTCCTTCTTAGCTAAAGGCTTGAGTTCCAACCTCTTCTCAAACATTGTCTTATAGCCCTGAAGGAATTCTTTACCCAAATGCCTTGGATAACGACCATTGTTGATGATAATGGCTGGATAATAGCTGGATACATCCCAGTCTATAATCTCATACTCATCATCAGCCTCAAAGATCTTGGGACCATTCTCTGTATGCAAACCACCTTTCATAAAGGAATACACATTACCATAGAAGTGTAGTTCCTCTTTGAAGTCATCCTTCATACCCAAACTCATCTTCCTGATGCGTGTCAGGAACTCTTGTAGTTCAGGCGTCTGGAACTTTACATAGTCTGCAATACAGTTTTTGACATAGGTTTTCTTCTCAAACTTACCAGTCTTGGGCAGGTCCTTGTAGTCTATACCCTTCTGTTCACAGTAATACTTTTTAATCATCTCATCTCCAATCTTACTGTCAGAATAGTTTAGACATGGAATCCCAAACTCTTCTTGTATGTCCTGTCTGAGCTGTATTCTATTGTCACCCTTATACAAAGGATGGTCTGTGTCACCGATGGTCACCTTGTAGAACTGATAGGTGGCCCACACATCGTTGATGCAGTATTCTGTCGTAAGGATGATATCATCTTTAGTCATTCCTACAGTGTCATGATGAATGGGCATCTCCTCAATGTTCTCTAGGTCCATCTCAAACTCAAGCCTCTTTAGGCTCACGCGTCTGTTCTTGTTATCAAAGTGGTGCACCTTGAATAAATCAATCTGTTTAAGGCTGAGCTCATACTCCCTAAATTCAGGAAACACGTCATAATTAGCGTCATGTATAACATCTGCAGCCTTTTGATGAATCTTGGCAGCTATTTCCAGGTTGGAAAGCTCATGCCAGTTCTCGTAGTTGCGTATCACCCACTCCACCACTTGACTATCGAAACGTAGGTTGTTATAACCCACCCAATAGTCATCTTTGTGGTCTTCTGTGAATCTAATAAATGAGTCTAGATTGTTTTCATAGGCATTCACCTTGAATATTCTTTTATATCCAGGCACCATTGCTACCACAAGAAAGTATTCTTTTAAGGTCTCGATGTCATAAATGATTACATTCATTATTTCTTCTTTTTAACAGCTGCTTTCTTTTTAGTTGCAGATTTCTTCTTCTTTTGTTTACTTTCTTCTAGAACAACCTGAATAGCTAACGCCATCATCTCACGAAACACGTTGTATTCATCTTCGTGTGCCATTAGAGAAGCAAGTGCTGCTGTAAGGGTGTGTATATCTCCTTTTATTTTCACTGTGGATTCTTGATTTGAATCACACGTGATAGTTAATCTAGCTGTTTCTTTTACTGTTTGTTTTTTAGTTGCCATTTTAGCTGATTTAATTATAAAAGGTTCCTACCCCCATTGATGAGGATAGGAACCGTTGCCCAAATTTACTTGATTTTACGCATGCGAACAACAAATCTTTTGTACTGGTTACTGGGCTTGTAATACATTTTGTTATTATCAAGCACAAGTCTTGTTGTACGCAGTTTAGCTTTCATAACCCTGTCAATGAATTCATTAACAGCAGCATCATGAGAACCATCACAATAAACTAAGGGAGTGATTGTGCTCCAGGCAGAGCGATAGACGAGAGTTGCCATAAGGATGTGTATTTAAGGATGATTAAAAATAAACACGGAAGTGATCTGTGTGGATTTCCACTCTTTTGGGCGTACCCTCAAATGTAGTACCTGCAGGAACAGCCAAACCTTGGTTAGGTTGTGTCTGAGGCATTTCAGCCTTGGGTGTACGCTCTCTTTTTGAACCTTCCCACTTTCTAATCTTAGTGGTGTTTTGAGCAATCTTGTACAATTTAAGAGCAAATGCTGATGCACTTGATGCTCCAAAACGCTGATACTCTCTGCGAGCAATACGGATGATGGGCTCTCCTGTACGGATGAGTTCTTTCATTTCTTTAATGTCTCTCCAGCTGTAGAAATAAGGATTTGTCATGTTGTTTGAATTTAATTGTGAATTAATAATTGTTTGTTCTTTAATTAGTTGTCTTCTTTGTTTAAAATAACCTGCAGCCACTCTCTTTTCAGCATTAGTTTTTAGATGCTGTAAGACACGCTCAGGGTTCTTAGCTTTCCAGCGTTTGCGCCTTTCTTGTGCTAAAACAGGACATCTGTAGCGTACAAACCCTGTGCTTTTGGGTTCTACGCTCCATCTTGTACCACCACAATGTGGGCAAACACGAGCTGGGATGTCTACAATAGCCATGATTAAGCAATTTTAGCGATACAAAACATAGGTGATGTGTCACGGTAGGATAGCTGTACATACACACCCTTATTAGTAAAATAAGTGTTGTGTTTCATAGGATGCTTGTTTTCCACCATATCCACCACCTTTTCTTGTCTCACGTCAAAAAATGTGTTCATTGTTTCTTTCAAGGACACTCTACCAGAGAAGGTCATGATGAAGTTGCTTTTGAATCTCATCATGTGTTCCTTCATATATCTACCTGTAACGCAATAGTCCAAATCATACAATGTACCAGGTTGGTCAGGATTAGCTTCCAAAATGTTTTTGAGTTTAAGCTGTACACTGTCATTGAGATGAACCAATTGATGTAAGGCAGTTAGTTTGTCCATTTCGTAGATTTCAAACTCTGTATATCCTTTTGATTTACAGAATTCTATATAATCTCCAATGTGTGGTCCTGCTAGTCCCACTATTCTGTTTAGCTCGAAGCCTGCAAATAAAGAAAAAAGGAAGTCTCTGACCTCCTTTTTCCTCTTTCTGTCTGGCTGAGCAGCAAGAGTTTGTGCGTATGTAGTCATACTACCAGATTTCAAATCCTCCACATTTGCGAAGGAATGTTACAAAATTTTGTATGTGATAGAGAGGACAGCTGTGTGCTGAGAATGCTAGTGTACCATCCTTTGTGACAACACCGTTGTACATGATTCTGCCTCGTTCATACACCTCATTTAACTCATCTTGAAGGTCCTGTGGCATAAAATGTCCATTGGCTGTAGTCCATGAACCAATACATATGTACATTGTATCGTCCATATCATGCATGTTAGCGTTGTTAAGCGCTAGATAGAGCTCAATAGCAGCAGCTAGCAGGTCACAATCTAGTTGTGTCTTTAGACCATACCCATTGTTTTCTCCCCACTTTGATGTATCAAAAGGAAGATTTGCAATGTATATAGCCCTATCACATATGACATGAATAGGTAACCAAGACCATCCACTAACTCTGAAATACACACCAGGATTGTTAGCCTCCCAGCTACGTAGCTCATTGTAATACATACTACGTTCATATTCTGTTAGAGAGTCCCAGTTTTCTGGTCTCTCAGGCTTGTCCCCAACTGTTTGAGGAGCAATACCATGAATGTCCATTCCCATAGACTATTAGTTTAAATAGATTGCCTTTTTACCACACATCATACCCACTCTAAACTCTTGTTTCCAAGTCCATTCGTCTGGCTGGTTAGGGGGATAGGTAGTTTTAAGGCCCACTTTAATCTGACAGACAGCATCTGCACGCCTGCCAAAGATGAATTCTTTGATTAGTTTCATAAGTTTTTTCATTTTAATCTTGTTTCCAAGAGTCATCATCCATATCATCCCAGTCTTCATCATCATCATCCTCTTCTTCCTCTTCCTCATCCTCATCATAAAGACCTGGAATACAGAGTGCGACCTTTTCAATGTTAGTAATAGGATCAGCGTTGAGAATAGGATTAATTTCATCCTCATTAGCAAAATCCCAATCGTCAATCATAATATCAATATACCCTTCATATTCTTCTAGAATGAGGTTGATGTCCTTGAGCTCTATATCTCTAAGCTCTTCAAACTGTGGACCATCATCCCACCAGCCTATTTGTTCTGGTTCAGCTAACACCTGCTCATCATAGATTAAATAGGGCTCGACAGGTGCACCATTTTTGGTGATAAATTCTTCTAGGGGTTCTAAAGGAGTTTTGTCAAGCGCCCATATTTCTGTATATTCTTTTCTAGTGCCAGGATTGAGTTTAGTGATAAACCACATTCCAGGCTCTAAATGCCTAGGCATATAGCTCTTAAGCACCAGTTCTACGGTGAAATACATATCACTGTTTGTTTTTGAGGTGTTTTTGAATGTCAGACCCTTTGAATGTACGCTTCTGAGGACTAGCTGTACCCAAAGGATCATTTGTACTATCTACACGCACACAGCTGTAGATGTCATTACCCAAATCAGCTACCACCTTCCAGTCTTGATACATAGACTTACCAGCAGTGCCCATTTCATGTCTTTCTACGTGTTTTCTAAAGATTGTTCCTACCATAATTATTTGTTTGAAAAAGTGTATAAAATTACAAAGATGGATTGGTTGATATGTAGTATCTGAAGGCATAATCACCATATTGCACAGTGTATGTAACTAGCTTTATACCGTTGGTGTACCACAGCATTGTAAACCTACATTTTCTATTCTTTTCATCATATGCATTCCATACGTGTTTCTTGTAGGAATCACCATCATCATCATAGCCACCAGTTTCTCCCAAATCCTCATAGGTCCATAGTCTTGTGCCATACTCATCGTGTATTCTTATATAGCTACCTTCAAAGGTGAACCTAAGATCAACATCTTTAGTTTGACTCCATGTCCAAGCACCTGTCACTTGATTATATTTAGCCACTTGCATTGAATAAGCTCTATCAAGCTGAGCAAATGAGCTGAGGGTGATAATCATCCCTAATAGAAGACATGTTAATTTTTTCATATACGTTGTTTTGTTTGTTTTAAAAAAAGGAGCAGCCTATATTTCAAGGCTGTCCTTCATCCTTAGTAACCCAACTCGTCAAATCTTCAATAAGCTTTCCATTTCTTTCCAACAGTGCCCGTAGGCTCTTTAGCTCTGCCTTTGCACCCATATCCATTGGTTGCACAAGACATGAGACCACCAATCACTGCCAGAAGGACAATCATTAGTACAACTATTTTTGCTATCTTTTCCATGTTTGTTGATTGAATTAGTTAAAAAATAAAGGGTCCAGTGTAGAAACACAGACCCGACCTAAACGCTTGCTTATGAAAACTTAGAATGCATCTATCATGGCTGCTAGTTCAAGGGCTTGTTCATAGTTTTCAGCCCATACGCGATAGCCATTAATGATCCATAATTTCTTACCATCTCGCTCTTTAAGAGGAAGTGGATAGGTGATTAGAGCCTCATCGTGCTCTGAATGATACAAATTTGCCATAATACGTTGATTTTAAATTGTTTATATTAAATCTTCCCAGTCTTCGTTTATCCATCCTGTTATACCCCATCCAATGAGAACAACGATGTTAAGGAGAGGTGCAATAATAAAGAAGCCTACAACTTGCCATGTTGAGCGAATATTAATACCACTCATTCTACTGATGGCCAATGTGAACATTAGCGTCCACACAACGATAATAAAAAGTGCGAGTGCAACCATGTTAAATGAATTTAAATTGTTGATTAATAAGGAATTATATGAAAAAAGAGCTCAATTAAGAGCTCTTATAACCATACTTTTCAGCCAGTTCTACCAATTCCTCATGCGGCATTCCATAGATGGATCTATTATCAGGCTCATATTGTCTAATATGACCGTATAAAGGCCTTCTCATTTCATACCCTGCATCCTCTTCTTCTTTTTTCCTTCTTTTATGCTCTCTTGTAGCCCATCTAAGCTCAACAGTGTTATTATTATCATCTGTTGTTCTACCATCATATGTGAGCTCCCACTCATCCATTCCAAAGAATATCATATCTCTAACATATTCAATGGCAAATGTGTCATCTGTAGCCTCTTTAAGAAGCTTGTAGCCAACAATCTTATTGTCAGCATTACGAATAAGTTCTAATTTCATAGCAAATCGTTTTAAATTGTTGATTAATAAGGATTTATTGTTCAGGTGACTGACATTCAAACGAGTTTAAATCACACTCGTTCTTCAAGTCTTCTGAACACTGCTGACACATATGAAGCTCATCACATGTGCATGTAAGTTCTGGAGATATGCTATGTAACATATACATATCTTTTGCTTCTTCAAATGTCATAGAAATCGTTTTAAGTGATTGATTACTAAGGAATTAGAAAAAAAATATGGTTTTGCATCACCAAAAAGCCTCTATTATATGACGTCTAATAGATAAAGTCCTGCAAAGGTTATAATCACAAACTATATCCATCAAAATGTTGTGTATTAGCATAGTCCTTTGAAAGATATACACTATCCTGACCACGCATGTTCCTATACATTTTATTAACCAAATAGCTCTCTTTATCAGATGGTTTTGCCATTACAACACATCTGTATTTAGGTGTTGTAAGAACTGCATAATCCTCTGGATTCCAATTGTTTGGATTAAGATAGGTGTATCTACCAATTGCAATAGTTTGGTAAGTGTAGTTTTCTTCATCCACTACACACACTCTACCATTTACCAATCTGGGCAATACAAGGCCCAATTCTACCAAAAGCTGACGTTTCATCTTTTTTGTTTTAAATTGTTAACGTAATTGTTTATTAAGGATACTATGTTGATAACCATCTGCTTATCATATCCAATAAGCTTCTGATTAATATAATCTTCTATATATTGAGGATCTATTGTAGGAAATACAATAAGCCTAAACTTACAATGTAAGCCTGCACATTTACCAAAATCCATCACATCCCCATTAGGCATAGATAGTATAGCCCCGTCTGTCCATATTGAATTGTCAAATATGAACAGATGTTTGTTGTTTGTACTCATAACAAATTTATTTAATATATTAACTGTTTAATCTACAGAACCTACAACTCTGATTGATTTCCGTTTTTATGAAGGTTCAATAAACAAAGCTGTTACAGACATATGCCTTACGTATGCATCCGTATTTAACTCTAGCAGCTTTTGTTTTAGTTATGCGTTTTTCAGTAAAGAAACCACGGTTAATGTTTCCCTCTGCACTCAGTTGTAATAGATATAACACAAGTTCCTATGTCTAGCATAGTCTGTATTGTGTAACGATATCTCACTGTTCATCTATTACAACCGCTAGCCCTTGGGAAGCTAGGATGGTGCATTAAAACAAAAGAGCCCTGTTACAGGCTCTTATTAACAACAACAAATTCATACCCCTTGTGCTCATAGTTATCCATTTGAGCCCTTAGATCATCCAAACGGTTCTGTAAATGCTCTATGAGCTCTGTTTGGTCCCTTAACCACCATTGATATTCCAATGCAGACTGATATCTATCGCTGACATCTTCTATATCTGAATAGGTAACTCTTGGTGCTGAGGCATTATTAATCTCAGCTTTGGCTTCTTCAAGCTCACTAGATGTATCAACTATAAGCTTGAATAACTCTGTCTTTGTCATAACAATCGTTTTTTTGGTGACCTCTATGTATACCAGTATGTCTGACGTGATGATGCAGACTGTACCCTCTCACATGGTATATACTGTATACATAGAACGCACTAGCCCTAACACCTGCTAGTAATAAAATAAATGTCTCTCAGTGTTGTATAGCCATAATAACCCTAACGTGCATATTTACTACAGTTGACGATTATTTTGCTTCCAGAGAGACATTTAATGCTATATATATTCTCTGTAGACATGCGTTTTAGTGATGTCTGGTTTTACCCCTTATAAGTGGTGATGGGTCACACAACCACTCTCTAACACACTGAAACACAATCAGTTATAACAGTGTTTCGTTGGTTTTCGGTGTTCAGGTAGCAGATATATATAAGAGAAAAAGGGATTTGTGTCCCTTTTTCTTCTTATCAGAAGGAATTGGTTATCACGCAAGTGTAACCAAACCTTCTGGCAGGAATTCTGCTGACAGTTCCAAAGCTTCTGCTTGCAACTCGTCAGTGTTGAATTCCTGAATGCCACCACCCTGTGGTGCAGCGATAACAGCAACCCGAACAGGTTTACCTGTTTTAGGGTCAACTTTATCGCGATGGTCAAACTCAATGACTTGTAGTCCAATGAGTTGAGGCATCGTAATCTCTGCTTCACGGACAAGTTGACTAACTTGTACTGAACAGGGAATTACAGCGGAAGCACCGTCTTTCCGCTCAACAATGAGAGCAACTTGCTTGCTCTTGTCTTTAAAGTTCTTTCTTAAGAACTTTACACGACCGCCCTTGCCTGCAAGGGTTTTGACAGTACCGAGTTCCTTAACCTCGGTAGTGTCACGCTGATACTTTTTAAATGCTACTGGCATTTTACAAAAGTTTAAGTGATTAATAATTGTCGAAGGTGCGGGGGCACCCCCAACTTTGCAAATTATAAGAGGGGTATTGGTTGGAAGTACCCTCCCCTCCCATGCACACAATTGATTTTCAATAGGTTAGTTTACCAGGGGGGCTTGTTCCACGTGAAACCTGGTAGGGGGGAGTGTTTATATGGACATAGGGGTATAGTAGAATTTTGCATAAAGTAGTGTTTCACGCTACCTTGTGCAAAAAATAAATTTGGAATCTATATAGAGGATGTTGTAACTTTGGGGTGGTTGGGTGGGTTATTCTTATATCTCCTTCCTTTATATATAAGCTTTTTCATCCCCTTCTGGTGGACAGAGATAAGGGAAATAAGACATAATATAGCAATAGGGTAAAAGATTGTATTTGAATATGTTATAAATAGTTCCTATCTTTGTACTAACTAAATCTATGAAAACCACTAACATCGTTTTACAGAAGCTTAGGAAAATAGAGAAGGATAATGCCCTCTTAGCGGAGAGGTATTATACCATCCTGTCTGCTGTAAACGATTTAAAGCTGACACAAAGGGAACTACAGCTCCTAGCCTTTGCTGCTGTAAGGGGTAACATATCTTACGCCAACATACGCAAGGATTTCTGTGAGAAATATGGCACCACCAATGCCTCCATAAATAACATCATTTCTAGGCTCAAGAAGATAGGGGTGCTGGTGAAGGATGGAACAAAGGTGAAGGTGAATCCACAAATCGTGTTAAATTTTGATAATGACATCACCCTTGAAATCAGACTTGTTCACTGATAAGCCTATTAGCCTTTCTGTTAAGGACTACCTAATTAGGAGAATGGCTGTGAAAATGATGATTAGTGAAAAGGTGCTAGAGGCTGTGGTGAATCACCAGTTCCAGAGTGCACATGAGGCGCTAGGTCAACACAAGAGCTTGGAAATCAGTGGGTTTGGGAAGTTCTTCTTTAACGAGAAGAAGGCGCATAAGATGATGGAGAAGTTCTTGAGCCAAAAAGCGTTGTTTGAAAAATGGGTGGCTGACGAAACATTGCCAGAAGCCAAAAGGCAGGCGGCTAAATTGAAGCTGCAAACAGCGTTGGATGGGATGAGAGATTTAAAACCAAAGATATATGATAGTTTCCCAAATTTACGAGGGCTGGAGGAACAACCTAATTCCGCCCAAGAAGTTGAGGAGTACAATACAGGAGACCAGTGAGCAAAGACTGGCCATCTGTGCTGGATGTGAATATCATTCCAAAAACAGAAAGAATTACAAAACTGTCAGACCAGACGATCATTGCACACATTGTGGATGCACCCTGTCTGCCAAGACCAAGTGTCTATCTTGTGCCTGCCCGTTAGAAAAGTGGGTGGCTTTGATGACACCAGACCAAGAAGATGAAATGAATCCTGATGGAAAATAGACAAGAAATAACCCTCAAGAAGATACCTCTGAAGATATTCATTGAGGTGCTGACAGATGCCTGGAACAAAGGCGCTGATTTTGTGGATATTATAGGTGTTCCTGACGAGTTACAAGATAACATAGGAATTGCTGTTAAGGAAGACTATTATACCAAGGGAGATAAAGAAGAAAACGATTTTGATGTGGATGTAGATATTGATCCCTCTAAAAAACTTGATGAAGAAGACTTAAACCAACTAATATGAACCCAGTAGTAGAAGCATGGGTGGTTATTGAAAAGCTAGGAGCCCTAGTAGCCACACCAGGTATTTCAGAAGACGTAAAAACGCTAGCTAATGAAGAGATAGCTAAACTAATTAAGAGTGTTGTTTCACCAGGATTAGATAAGCTATCTGCTGCAAGCGCTGGCTTGATAGTAAAATAAGCTAATGAGAAAGGCAAGTTATTATAGTCAGATACTCACACTTCTTCAACAGCTACATACAAACTTCCCTAATTATAATATGGGAAGACATATAGCTACAGCTCTTGATGAATATGGAGATATGTGGGGACTGACGGATAAAGAGATATTGTTTGCTTTAGAAAAGTATAAGTCTCAATTAGAACTAGATGTTCCTCATACAGATGACAATGAGCTTGACCAGATTATAAAGGATGGCATGAATCTGGAGGACATTTTAAAAGAAGAAGATAATGGCGAAGACTATTAAAAAAACTACATATATAAATGCTGAACTAGACTGGGCTGAACAACAGCTCCAAAGCTGGAAGGCATATGTGGATGCTAATCCTTTGCACGAACTAAAAGACCGTGTAGAATGGAAACCAACCTCTAAAGGAGGAATGATACCCATGGTGATAGCAAGTATTGAAGCACAGGGCAAGTTCATCCAAGAAACAATGAAGAATTATTTGGCTCTTCTGGAGGTTGTGGAAAAACTGCGTGAGAAAGAAGAAGCTAAGGTGGAGGTGAGAGGTAATGGAGAGTTGAGCTCAATGGCTGAAGACTTCCTCAGGAGCAGAAGATAATGAACGAAATTAAAAGCATAGACTACAAAGACTGGTATTTAAACCAGGGGCGTATTCCTGACCGTGACTCAGTTGAATACAAACCCTTCTTTGATTTCCATAGAGATATATGCTTGAACGGTGCTATGATGAATGGGGTGTTTATCAACCCCTTTCTGTATTGGCACCTTAACATCTGGCACACTGAGGTGGATGTTATTGATGACCGCGGAAGAATATCACAGAAATATGCCAACCCACTCCTTCGTGATAATGAGTGGATTGTGACAAACGAAATAGAAAGGGCTCAGCAAGATAAGAAAGGACTAGTGATACTAGGAATTCGACGTTTTGCTAAGTCTGTACTAGAGGCTTCTTACATAGGGTGGGGCGCTACATTTGATGAGAATTCCCAGAATGTGATCGCTGGGTTGAATGCCCCCGATATAAAGCTGATCACAGATAAGCTGGACAAGGGCCTTAACTTTTTGCCTGAAGCATGGAGATGGCAAAGGGTTGAGGATAACTGGAAAAACCAAGTCACCCTAGGTATTAAGACCAAATCAGGAGAGCGTATACCGTTCTCCCAGATACTCATCCGTAACCTAGATGAGGGAAATAACGAGGAAGCTATTGCTGGTACTAAACCACGTAAACTAATTATAGATGAGATTGGAAAGGGTAACTTTCTTCGTGGTTTTCAGGCAGCTGTGCCAGGTTTTACCACCCCTTATGGATGGGGGTGCTCTCCAATTCTTACAGGTACTGGTGGTGATATGAAGCGATTCATGGATGCCAAGAGTCTGATGTTTGATGTAGACAACTTTAACTTCCTTACATACAACAATGAAAAGGATGAGAAACGTATTCATGGCCTGTTTATTTCGTATAAATATCGAATGGAGGCTAAGGAAGAAAGTACACTTGGAGCATTTCTAGATCAGCCCAAAGACAGCGACCTACATAATGTAAGGATGCTGGTGAGTAATGAGGATAAGGCTAAAGAAATCACAGAGGGTAATCTAGAACGCCTTAAGAAGGCTGGAGATAGGGTGGCCTATCTAAAAGAGAAGATGTACTACCCACTTGAGGTGGATGACATCTTCCTAAATGAGGACACAAACATATTTGATATTGAGGCAGCTAAACGTCAAAAAGCTAGACTCATTGGTCAAGAACGCACAGGTACACCTGTTATACTGTTTCATGATGGAGAGAAACTTAGTCATGAGTTTACAGATAAACAACCCATCACCAACTTCCCTCTTAAAAACAGTGATTTGAAGGATGCTCCTGTAGTGATATATGAGTTTCCTTTAGAAAACCCACCATACGGACTCTATGTAGCAGGGGTTGACCCTTATAGACAAGGACAAGCTGCTTATTCTACATCATTAGGGTCTGTGTACGTTTATAAAAGAATGCACGACATAACTGGTGAGAAATACCAAGATATGTTCGTAGCTTCGTATTGTGCTCGACCTGATAAGAAGGAAACCTGGGAAGAACAAGCTCGACTTCTTATTAAGTATTACAATGCACGTACACTTTGTGAAAATGATGACATCTCCTTTATTGAATATATGAAAGCTAAAGGAGATGCACACTACCTTGAGAAACAACCTGAATGGTTGAAAGAAGTGGTGCCTGGTACCACCGTCAAACGTGAGTATGGGGTGCACCGCTCAGCAGATAAGATAAGAGACTATCTGCACAACTGTCTCAAGAAGTATATGGAGGCTATTGTGTATCAAGAGAAGAACGAAGATGGTGACATTATTAAAGAGGTGTTAGGCGTGTCAAAGATATTTGATCCTGTTCTACTAGAAGAGATAATTCAGTATAATGACCAGGGTAACTTTGACCGTATTGTAGCTGCAGAACTAGCTATTGCACAAGCTCTTAAAATGGATCCCATACTTGGAAAGGTGGGGGGATCAGGAGATGAAAGAATGAAAGCGTTCTTTAGACCAAATAAGAAAAACCAGCTATTCACAGAATCAAGAGGACTATTCCCAAGGAAAAAAAGTAAATTGTTTATATAATGGCTATTATTAGATATACCAAAGATGCTACCATTAGGTATGCCTATCTTAATATCTTCCCTGACCAGTTCAAAACTGATAAAGAGAAGCAAGACGAGAGCTGGATCAAAAACACCATGGACTACTTTGCAAACAAGGCTTATGCTGAGTTTGTAAAGAACCGTGACACGTTTGTAAAGAACTACGACTTAATGAAAGGTATCCTAAGGATGGAAGATTTCTATCAGGAGCCACAAGTGCGTTCATTTACAGACGTGCTTACAGCTGACTTACAACTTCCTGCATATGTAAAGATGTATTCCATCATCACCACACCTGTCAACGAATTAGTGGGTGAAATAAGCAAGCGTCCTGATACATTCAGGGTGAAAGCATTTGATGATGATAGTAAGTCTGAAGAGTTACAATTTAAAACAGAACTTCTTCAACAATACATTATTGGTAAAGCAAGAGAACAGATTTTGATGAAGGCTTCTCTAAAAGGAGAAGAGCTCTCTGAAGAGGAAGTTGAAGAGATGAGTTTTGAAGATGTTAAAGATGTTCTTGACAGCTATACATCTGTAGCTGAGAAGTGGGCTAATCACGTTCTTACATGTCAAAAGGCTGAATTCAATCTGAAGGAGAAATCAGAAGATGCATTTCGTGATATGCTAATTTCTGGAAGAGAATTCTATCATATATATGAAGACAACTCAAAACTTGGATTTAACGTTGAGGTGGCTAACCCTAAGAACACTTGGTTTCTTACAACTCCTGATAGAAAGTATATCTCTGATCCTACAGGTAGAGCTCAGGGGGCTTATGCCGCTGGTACAGTACAAGTTATGGAGCTTTCAGAAATCATTGAAAGCATCCCTGACCTCACCAAAGAAGAGATTGATCACCTTCGTTCATCTCTTCAAGACTATGGATTAATTAATGTACGTGAGTCCAATCTAGGTAATCCTAACGCTATTCCTGGTATAGACTCTGTAATGTATGATACATTTGACCCTCTTGTCCTCCAGACACGTATGATTATTGAATCAGAAATGAAGGAGAATAGTGATGGTTTAAAAGACTTCTTAGGACTTACATCTAATGTGAGCTCCTTTGGATATAAGTATGTTGTTGTTCGTTGTTATTGGCTGAGTAAGAAGAAGATTGGTAAATTAATCTATTTAGATGAAATAGGTAATGAGCAATCAATATTAGTAGATGAGAACTATAAGTCTGGAACCATTCCTACACAACAGAGTTTAGAGTGGGGATGGATTAATCAATGGTATCAGGGTACAAAGATTGGTCCAGACATCTACCATGTTAAACCATTCAAGCTTCTTAATTATTGCCCTATTATTGGTATTACTTACGAAGTGAAGAATACAGAGGCTAAATCTCTGGTAGATTTGATGAAACCCTTCCAGGTGCTGTACAATGTATGTATGAACCAGCTTTACAAACTTCTTGAGAAGGAAGTGGGTAAGGTGTATTTGACATCCATCAGACACGTTCCTGTTCCTAAGGATGGTGATGCTCAGGATGCATTAGACATCTGGGAAATGGAAGCTCGCAACCGTGGTGTTGTGTTTATTGATGACAGTCCTGAAAACCTAAAGAGCCCCAGCTCATTCAATCAGTTTAGGGACATTGACCTCACCAGAACTCAGGAGATCCAGTCTCGTTACACCTTAGCGCAACAGCTAAAGAATGAATGTTGGGAGCTTGTAGGTATGAGTAGACAACGTTTAGGATCTGTAACAGCAAGTGAATCTGCAACAGGTACACAAACAGCTATTCAACAATCTTATGCTCAAACAGAACCTTGGTTTGTAGCTCATGAATATATAATGGGTCAGCTCTATCAAGCCATTATTGATGCTGCCCTGTATGTAGAAAGCAAGAAGCCCCAGTCCACCCTTAGCTATATCACTAGCGAGGGTGAATCAGCTTTTGTATCTGTTAATGGAACTGACTTAAAGTTCCGTGACCTGAAGGTATTCTTGACAAATCGTCCTGAAGATACACAGATGTTCAATGAGCTTCGTCAGTTGGCCCAGCCTTTGATGCAGAACGGTGGATCTCTGTATGATGTGATTGAGCTGTATAGCACTAAGTCCATGAGACAAATGAAGAAAGTGTTTAAGGAGCTCCGTGACAGACAACAGGCTATGCAAGAGCAACAGCTGCAAATTCAACAGCAGCAGGTGGAACAACAGGGTCAGATTGCACAAGCCCAGATTCAACAAGCTCAATTACAAAAAGAGCAAGAGATAGCTAACGAGAATTATCAGAATGAACTAGACCGTATCAATAAGAAAGAGATTGCTTTGATAAATGCTGAGGCTAAATCTATGGGTATGGGACTTACAGACGTAGATGAAAGTGGTGTTCCTGACGTATTGGAAATCAGTAAGTTAGCTAATGAACAATCAAAAGCCACAAAAGAGTTTGATGTTAAAATGGCTGAGATTAATACTAAAAATAGACTAGCTGCAGATAAGTTAACTATAGAAAGAGAAAAACTACAAGTGGCTAGAGAGAATCAGAAAAATGACCTGGCCATAGCTAAAGAAAACGCAAAGGGAAGAGCAAAGAAACCTAAGAAAGAATAATGGATATCAACGAGATATTGGATGACACCCTAGAGTTTGACCCCACCCCTCATGAAGACATCACAGCCTGCATACAGGCTATGGGTGTGATTGAGGACATGGACACTGTCTTGCTGTCTGAGGATGAGGCTGAGATGGTGGAAAAGATAAAAAGGATGTCATTACTCATTACTTATCAAGCACTTAAAGAAATATTTGAAGCAAGTCAATATGGAAATAAAGAACCCACACAAGGTAGAACATCGTAAATTAGGTAGAGAAAAAGCCCATGGACTTGCTTGGGATGATGAAAACAAAATAGAATTAGATGTAAGACTCACTGGATATAGGTATTTACTCACTGCCCTCCATGAGCATTTCCATTTAAAACACCCTGATTGGTCAGAGACCAAGGTGAATAAAGAGTCTTCCAAAACAGCTAGATTTCTATGGAAGATGGGTTTTAGGTGGGTGGAATTAAAGTGATTTAGTTAGAGTGAATTACATTAATGCTATATTATCTGCAAAAATGGCTGATATAGAGGCATAACTCTTTGTTATTCAATAACCTTTATATACTTTTACATTACATAAACCAATCAAAAACAACTACATATGGCTGAGAACCTTGAGACGCCATCATTTGGCAACTTTAGTATTGAGAACACTATGGAGATGGGACCTGGTGGTACGGAGCTTCTGAATGACCTTTTAGCTCCTGAAACCTCTACAAGCAGTCCTGATCAACTTCAGGAAATTGTAAAAGAGGCTACACCCCCTGAAGCTCCAAAAACATCAGATGTTCCAAAGGGTAAAGAGATTGTCCCTAAAGAAGATGGTAAAGACCTTTCAGGTCAAGACCTGATTTCTAGCTTCCTAGGAGATAACGCTGGGGATGAGGGTGATGCAGAAGAAGCTGATCCTCAACCAGTTAAGAAGAAACCTGCTGCAGAAGCTAAACCTGTTACAACAGAAGAAGCTAACGCTGATGAAAATACAGAAGTAGATGAGCAAGTGAGTCAATTCACAGCTCTGTCTCGTGACCTCTTCAAACTAGGTGTCTTTTCACAGGATGAGGATGAAGAAGAGATTAACATCTCCACTCCTGAAGAGTTCCTTGAACGCTTCCAAAGTGAGAAGAAGAAAGGAGCTGTTGAAATGGTACAGAGCTTCATTGGTCAGTTTGGTGAAGACTATCAACAAGCGTTCGATGCTATATTCGTAAAAGGTGTTAATCCAAAGGAATACTTTGGTACATATAACAATGTTGTAAGCTTCGCTGATATGGACTTGTCACAAGAGAACAATCAAGTGTCAGTCATTAAGCAAGCTCTAGCTGATCAAGGGTTTGAGCCTGAAGACATCAATACAGAAGTTGAAAGACTCAAAAACTACGGTGATCTGGAAAGTGTAGCAACAAAACACCACAAGGTGTTGGTTAAGAAGGAAGCCCAAAAGCTTGCCCAAATGGAGCAGAAGGCTGAAATGGAGCTACAACAGAAACAAGCTGTCAAGAATCAGTATATTAATAACGTTCAGCAAGTCCTTCAGGATAAACTGAAATCTAAGGAGTTTGACGGAATACCCATCAACCCTAAGTTGGCAAACGAACTACAAGACTTCCTGCTGGTAGATAAGTATAAAACAGCATCAGGAGAAACTCTCACAGATTTTGATCGTACCATCTTAGAGTTGAAAAGACCTGAAAACCATGCAACTAAAGTGAAGGTTGCATTGCTACTTAAGATCTTGGAAAAAGATCCTACACTATCTACCATCCAAAGAACAGGCGTTTCTAAGAAATCAAACGAGCTGTTTGGGGAAGTGGCTAGACAAGTGACTAAAACTAAGTCAACAACTAGCGGTGGCTCTCAGCCTTCTAAACAAAATTCATGGTTTTTATAATTTTTTCATAAACACAAAAGGATAACAAAATGGCAATTCAAACAATCCCAGGTCTAACTGGCTTCACGTATGCTCGTGTCGCTTCTATGGACAAGCGTGCTGTAGGTAAGCTAACTGACGCTAACCACCTGGAGAGCTTTCACTCAACTGAGCCTGCTGATTACGACAAGAAAATCATCAGCCTCTATACACAGAGCTCTCTGTACAGCAATGACTTTCTCGACATGATCAACAAAAGCACGCCTTATTACATTGATAATAATAGCGATGCTTGGAAATGGCAAGTAGCTGTTCCCTACAAATTCCCCAAAATCATCGACGTACCTAACTCAACTCTTGAGTTGAGCAAGCCTGGTATCGATGGTCAAGAGTTCCAACTGGTCCTCGACACTAATGAGTTCTCTAAGAACGCTATTGTGTCTGTAGGTTCTCGTCAGTATGGTCCTCGCTTCTATGTTATTAAGGACCCCGTTCCTTGGAACATGGGATTCCTTTATAGCTTCACACTTGTTACAGACAACCCAACTGTAGACTTCGTAAGTTCTACCTTCTTACAAGTAGGTATCGAGCTTGAGTTGGTTGATGCTGCAATTGGTGAGTTCGATCAAGATTTGTTAGGTCTTCCTCGTTTGGGTGAGCAAATCACTATGTTTGAATCTTTGGGTTCTGCATATGGTTTTGAGCACAAAATCACTGAGTGGGCTGATGACAAAATGATGCGTGACTCTGCAGGACGTCCTTTGGATATCCTTGTATATGCACCTCAGCGTCGTAACCAACTTCCCTTAACTCGTAACGATGTTAAGTGGGAGCCATTTATTGAGTTCTGGATGCGTAAGTCTATGCTTGAGTTGAAAGTTAAGCGTATGATTTGGTCTCGTCCTGGTACTGTAAAGACCAACGGATCTAAGCAAGAACTTAAGCGTACATCTGCTGGTGTTTATCACCGCATGCGTAACAACGGTAACCTGGTTCAATACAACCGTGGTGAATTTACTGCCAACCTGATTCGTTCTGTGTTTGGTGACCTGTTCTATCGTCGTGTGGATGTTAAAGACCGTCGTGTTAAAATGTACACTAACGAAGCAGGTTTTGACGTGTTCCAACAAGCTTTGAAGACAGACGCTTTGAATAGCGGTCTTACCTTCATGGCTGATAGCGGAAACCGTTACATGCAGGGAGAAGGACAACACATCACTTACAACTTTGCATTCGATGCAATGGTAACTCGTGAGACTGGTCGTGTTGAACTGATTCACCTGAAGGAACTTGACCTTCCTCAATCTAACCTAGAGTTTGGACAGAACAAGAAGTCAACTCCTGTATTCATGGTGTTTGACGTAAGTCCTATGTCTGATGGCTCTATGGTTAATAACATCCGTGAGGTGCGTATGAAGGGTGCTCCTTCTATGACTTGGGGATATATCGATGGAACTCGCCACCACTTAGGCTTTGCTAAGTCTCAGGGTATGAGCTCTGCGAACAAATTCCCAGGATACGAAATCTGGATGAAGGATCGTTGTGATGTATTCATTGAGGACCTGTCTCGTACAGTGTTGATTGAAGAAATCCCACAATTCTAATAAGACTACAGCTCACGCTGTTCTTATAACCTACCGAGAAGAGATCGCCCCCCACTTTCAGGGTGGGGGTGCTCTTCTCAAACTACAGAGATGGGAATTAGGAGAATTCTTAATTGCCATGAGGTTCGGTCCTCACATCTCTGCAAATAAACCAAATAAATAAACTACATATGGGTAAGTTAGGTAAAATCTCAACACTTAAGAAGGAGTATAACAACTCTCAACTTCAAACAATGCAAGGTGGCCTTTCTTTAAGAGGGCTTACACGTATCCCTGGAACAGGGGTATTTAAGTATCCTTACAAAGAACTTGATGGTAAGTATCGTACAGGTATTGATCCTGAGGCTGCTTACATACGCAGAATCTCTGATCCTCTTGAAAGAGAGATGGAAACTGAGCGTGTAACAAATCTTAAAAATAAGCTACAAGCTGCACTTGGTGATGTTGATTTAGGTCCTCGTTCTAGTTTCTGGAACTATGGAATGTCTACATCTTCAAATGATTCATTGCACGTACAGCCTGTAAAGCTGTTAGATGGAGACAACTTCTTTGATCTTTCTATTCCTCTTCAGGAATTAGCCTTCTCTTGGTTGCGTGTTCACCCCACAATTGCAAGCTCTTATCAAGCTTGGGAGCGTGGTGAGTTTCCTGCAGATACACAGTTTTATGTGGCTGACGAGGATATTGAAAACGCAGTGATGTTCAAGAAGAAGCAACTTATCAACAAGGCTATTGTCAAGTTTGACACTATGACGCCTGAGAGAAAAAGAAAAGTGGCTCGCTTGTTGGGCTTACCTGTAACTGATGATACTAAAGAGGAAGCTGTTTACAACCTTGTAGATAATGTCCTCAAACAAACCGAGTTTAAAAACGGTAAGTATCAAGGGTTAAATCCTGTCGAAGTGTTCACACGCTTTGCAGATATGAAGGATAACTTACTCCATATCAAGGACTTAGTGAAACAAGCTCTCACACATTCTATCTATAGGGCAAGACCAAATGGTAAAATTTATGAGGGTGAGTTTGAAGTAGCTAAGGACGAAGATGATTTGATTAAGCTGCTTGCTGACGATGATAACCAGGACTTGCTCCTCACTCTCGAAGGTAAGTTGAAAACTAAGAAATTAGCTGCTCTATGATACCAGTAGATAGTTTATTATATAAGATTGACCAAAAACTAAATAAACTATCGACCAACATACACCAGCAAATAAACTTAGAAGATAAAATTCTGGCTCTCAATGAGGCCCAGATTAAGCTGATAAAACAAAAGGTTGATGGTTTTAGTGTGGTGAGTGGGATGGGACTCGATGCTTTTAAGAAGCGTTATGAGGACCTCCAAAGCTTAGTGGTCACTTACAACAGTCAACCTCTTGATCTCACCCTCAAGAACGCTGAACTAAATCAATGGTTTGCTAATCTGCACCTACTTGTTCCTAAGTACATGTTCTATATTGATGCATATGTACTAGCTGACAAAGGGGTGTGTAAGGACAGAAAGATCTGGATTAACAGGGACTTGGCTAAGCACGGTGACTTACAGTTCATTTTGAACAACACTCACTATAAGCCTTCTTTTGAATATCAAGAGACTTTCAACTTCCTTTCGACAGATGAAATATCCATCTTCACAGATGGTACCTTCACTCCTAGTAAGATATATATGTCTTACATGAGATATCCTAAGTATATCAATAAGACAGGATATGTAATGTTAGATGGCCAACCATCATTTGACGAAGATTGCGAACTTGAACTTTATCTGGAGGATGAACTGTTAGACTTAACAGTACAAAACCTAGCAATGTACACTGAGAATCAATCCGCTGTACAAAACTCGATATACAGAATTCAGACAAACGAATAAATATTTTTTAATCACCTAAAATAAAGCAAAATGGCTGATTTTTCATTAACTACGCTCTTCGTAGTACCAGTAGGACAAACTGCGCTTCCTAGCTCTGGATCTACGCAAAACTTGAGCGCTGGCCAGGTGGGTATCTTCAGAAATGATTACACACTTGCCACTGCTGCGAATATCGCTGCAGCTCCCTATTTCTATATTGCGCAGGGCCGTACAAACACTTATCTGCAAGGCTCTAAGCGTTCAGATAAAATTAAAGGCTGCCCCTCAGGAACTGGTTGCAACAGCAACGTGACTCAGTGGTACAAAGTACAAGGTTGTCCTACTCCTGTAACTCAGGTTACAGATGTGGTAAACTGGAACGTACAGTGTGGTGACATTGTTACCTTAACACTTCGTGCTCACTCTAGCTACCTGGATACCCTGTATTTCAACGGTTTCACTCGTTCAGTAACTGTAAATGCACCTTGTTGCGATTGCGGTGGTGATCCTTGTGATATCGTGGATGTACCTGCTTTGATTGATGACATCATCATTCATTTGAACTATCAAGCTCCTGGTAACAATCCTGACAACATCACTTTCTCTGACTTCTATCAGTTCCAGAGAATTGGTAACGACCAAAACGCTTTCTTGCGTATCACTGGTAAGCCTCTTACCAAATATGGTCAGCCTTGTGATGTAGCAGCGTTTCCTTTCGAGTATGACCGTATGTGGTTCCGTACATTCGTGTTTAGTGGACCTGCAACAACTGCTGACTTCATTGTAGCAGATCCTTGTAACACTGTAGCTGATCCAGTGATTATCCAGCGTTCTTCTTACGCTGTTGGTACTTCTGCTGAGATTGCTCAACTGGAGAAGAACTTCTACAGCTACCAAGCTGGTTACTTGAAGCACCTCTACAGAATGAATGGCTACAACGAGAACTTTGAAAGCTGGGTAAGTGACGGTGTTACTTATGACAGTTATTACATCAAGTTCAACGAGTATAACAAGTCTGAGTATCAGTGGGGTGACTACATCTATGAAGATAGCACTGTAATCCTTGCTGTTCCTCAAACACAAAGCAATGGTTCTGCTAATCCTATCGGTGGACTCATTGAGGCTGTTCTTGTTGCTGGTCTGGGCGCTGTAACTGCTGATAACTCTTGTATCACCACTACATCTACCACCACCACTGTATGGCCTTCTACTACTACCACATCAACTCTGATTCCGTAATAGTAGAATAGATACAAATATTATATTAACCTAAGCCAGAGGTGAGAGGATACAAACTCAGATCCTCTGGCTTATTTATTTGAAGCAACATGACAGATATAAAATTAGATATATTAGTAATTCCTACGTACAATGTACAAACACTAGGTGTTGCTGATGCATCTGTCTATCCTACAGATCCCCCTGTTGTTTCTGGAGCAACTATTGAAATCAATGTTCCTGGTTTTGGAGTGGTGATTAAACCGTTCAGTGTTAATGACTTTAATGTATTCACTACATCAAATCTAGGACTTAGCCCTGTAGGAGTGGACCAACCACTACCTGACGGGGTTTATCATTTAAGGTATTCTGTAGCCCCTGCATATAAAAACTTCGTAGAGAAGTCCATCATGCGTGTGGATAAGCTACAAGAGAAATTTGATAACGCTTTCATGAAGCTTGATATGATGGAATGTGATAGAGCTATCAAAACCCAAGCTAAGGTGGACCTCACCTCCATATACTTCTTCATCCAAGGATCTATAGCTGCAGCTAACAATTGTGCTACGAATGAGGCTATGAAGTTGTATAATCAAGCTGACATGATGCTTAACAACTTCCTCAAGAACAACTGCGGATGCTCTGGAAATAACTACGTAATAAACTTCTACTAATATGGCAAAGTGTCGAAATTGTGGAGCTAACGTTGGGTGTGGATGTCAATTGATTAACGGTCTTTGTGGACTGTGTAATGCAGCTACTAAACAAGGACGAAAAATTATAACAAATGTTATCACCAAGGCTTACCAGCTGTCCAGAGTGCGCTAGTATTCCTGCACTTATTGCTGAAATAGATTGTAAGCTAGCCAATCTAGCAGGTAATCTATACAACAATATTGTTTACATTCTGAACCAACCCGTACCTGGAGGAGCAATGTTAGACTTGCTCAACTACAGGAGAATTCTTGTTTACAAACTTTGTAATCCAAATTATGCCGCTGCATTCACTGTAAACATGATTGCAAGCAGAGTTAAAATTCTAAATTCTAAATAAATGTCTTGTTCTAATTGTTTTAATGGATGTGCAGAGATTGTTTCCGATCAATGCGTACGATATACAGGAGTTGATGTTGCCATTCTAGGAATCAAAAATGGTGATTCTCTTTCGTATGTTGAACAAGCACTGATTGAGTTTCTCACCTCTACACTAGATGGTACAGGAATCAACTTGACCATCAACCCCGCAATCATATGTGATATTGTAAATAAAAACCTGGTTGCTTGTGAAGACCTTACACTTCCCAATGTAATTAGTGCCATCATCAAGGCTGTTTGTGAGCTTGACACACGACTCACTACACTAGAAGGTGACTTTGCTGCACTAGAAGGACCTTACACGGTGGGATGTCTCACTGGTGTAGATTCTAATTCTGGAACTCATGCCATCCTTCAGGCAGTAATTACAAAGCTTTGTGCACACATTGTTGATTTTGATGCATTTGTGTTGGATGTTGAAACTAATTATGTAAAGAAGTCAGAGCTCTGTGCTTTGGTGGCAGCTTGTACACCACCTGCTCCTCCTGCTTCCTACAAGGATAGAATGGTGCCTTTCACTGTTGTTGAATACTATGGTACAATAAGTGGTAACTTTGATACCAGTGGTAAAGGTCTTGGTGCTTGGGATAAAATCTACCTCTGTAATGGTAACAATGGTACCCCTGATAAAAGAGGGCGTGTAGGTGTTGGTGTTACAGATAACACCATGGGTGGAGGACCTATGAACCCTGCTGTTAATCCTTCGGTTGCTGGAAATCCCACTTATACATTATTAGGGGCACAAGGAGCTAACTCTATTGTACTCACCACTGCTCAGATTCCTGCTCACACGCACACAACAGATCCTCAAATTAGTGATCCTGGACACACCCACTTTACAGTATTATCAGGAACTGGTGTAACTATTACAGCAACCACTCCAATTGCCAAAGAAAAGACTTATGGTGATAATTCTAGTTATCTTTTAGCTGGTGCAGCAGGAACTCCTGATATTGGAATCACTAACTCCAAAACAACTGGTATCACCATTACTGATAAAGCAATTTCTTCTACAGGAGGAGGATTAGCTCACTCTAACTTCCAACCTGGTCTTGGTTGTTACTACATCATGTATATTCCTTAATAGTTTAAAATAATTATATAATGTCTTGTTGCAATCAACCTAACTACGCTCCTGTTGTAGATCCTTGTAATGTTCCATGTACACCAACAGATAATGTGTGCTATAGTGGCCCTAATCTGCCTTGTACAGGAATTCATGCATGTGATACAGTGACTGTGTCTTTACAAAAAATAGATGAAGAGGTTTGTGATTTGCAGAGTCAAATTACAGCTCTTCAAACACTGGTAAATAGTTTAACAACCACTACCACTACCACAAGCACTAGCTCTACAACTACCACTACAACAACAATTGCATGTCCTTCTTGTGAGTTCTACTCTGTAACAAATTCCACTGTTTCTAGTGTTGATATTACATATTATGCATGTGGTGGAGTGTTTGTACAAACATCTGTTGCTGGTCCTAGCACCATCTACATCTGTGCTTGCACAGGAACAGTAGTTGTGCCTCCAGTGCCTGGTGTTAGCCTTGCAAATGTTGGAGCATGTCCAACCACCACTACAACAACAACGTTAATCTAATAACTTGTGATTGTAATAATAACATTAACAACAGCTGGAACTGATACAGGCCCATTCAATCTCTACTCAGATGTTGATGGGTTTGTATCAGCTTTTGAAACAGGGGTGAGTAAGGCGTCTCTCCTAGCAGGATATTTAACATCCTCAGTTCCAAATGGAACCACTATTATAAGAGTGATGTCTGATAATGGGTTGTGTACCAATTACATAGATATTACAGTTGGAGGTGATTGTAGTACAACTACCACTACATCAAGTAGTACAACCACCACTACTACCACAGCTGCTCCTCTTGAGTGTTTGTGCTACCACATCTTGAATGAGACTGGCGGTCCTCTAAATTATACCTATGTGGATTGTGGTAAGGTGGAACCTGAAACATATTCACTGGGAGCTGGGTTGAATACACAAGTGTGTTCACCATCCATTCCAACAGGATTTTCTCTAACCATATATCCATGTACATCAACCACCAATTGCACCAGCAGTGGTGAGTGTGAGGGTTGTTCTTAATGATATCAAAAAGCCCTGTTTGTTGGTTTTCAGGGTTTCTCCTGGGGGTTTCTACCCCTGGGAGTTTTTTATTTATAACTAACTTAGTTATCCACACTAACCAGAGTGGTTAAAATAATTTGGAAATTATTAAAAACTTTCGTACCTTTACGGTAATTTTAACTAAACTAAATCATAAATGCCTGAAAATCAATCCCTTCTGCACCAGCTGGAGCAAATGCTTCACTGGAAAAAGAGCAAGAAGTTCTATGCAGACAAACTACAAATCACTGAGGATGAGGTGGATGCATTGATTAGAGAACTAAGAAATGCAGAAGCTGTGGAAAATGAGGCAGAGGTTGGAAACTATATCGGAGAGCTAGAGGATACAATTGTTAGGTTTATTGAGGATGTGCAGAAAGGGACAGGTGAGATAGTGGTAAACACTAAAGAAGAGATTAAGAGTTTAGAGGATTTAATTGAAAAGTGTAAGATTGATACAGACAAGTGGGAGATAACTAAATACGTCCAAAACTACTGGGG